CTGTCCACGCCATGAATCTATCACACGTTTGACCCTGTCATCGTTTGCGTCAATGTACTCCTCGTCTCTGATCCAGTGGTGATGTATGTCCATGACAAGTGCAAGGTCCTTTTCTAGTTCGAGACTGGCATCAAGTCCCCAACCCATTTCATCGTTCTCGATAGTAATTAGGTTACGTGCTTCTTGCGACAGTCTTGGCAAAGCCTTGCGTATGCCATCGGGACCTTGTCTGCCTGAGATATGTACGTTTATCTTGCAACCATCCTGGAATGATTTGCCGAAACCCATCCATCGAGCCATGTCCGCATGGTATTCAAATTCTTCTATGCTACGTTCAACTATGTCAGGTGTCGCACTGGAAAGCACACAGAACTGTCCAGGATGGAAACTAACTTTGACACCAAGTCGCCTTGACATGTCACCAACAGGCGCAAACAATCTCTCACAATGATCTTGTATGTGTGGTTGTTGCCACCATGATTTCCAATCCTTCTCTGTGTATCCTTGTAGCATCTCGCTACCTAATCTCACCATCCTACGTTCAGGTGGCAGTGTGCCAACACGTTCAAGCAATCTACGTGCCGCGGTGGCGTTGTGGTTCATGATGTCCCACTGCCGTTGTTCTGCCTCGTCCTTGTGTTCTCTGAGCCAACGCATCGTGGTGCTTCTGCCATTCAGTTCTCTGTCTTTGGCGTTGACTTTCATACCGCCAAACTCCGACTCGTTGTTGAGCCACTTGCAACAGAAACCAAATCGTTGTACCATGTGTATATTATAACAGAAATTTGTGAAATGTCTACTCTAGTAGTGTTTCCATCATGGCCCAGTGTCCTATGATGTCGCTACAATGTAGTTTGAAACCATACTCTCTGTCAATGTCTCGTAGGATCTTGTTGGCCTTTGCCATGCTCAATCCAGCATCTGCCGGCAGTTGCAGTGCGTTTATTGTTTTACGTTTCAAACCTTTTGCGGCCTGTACCCTGTGCCATCCGTCAGTCAGCAGGTAATAGCCTGAATCTTTTATTGGCGTGACCAGTATCGGATCCCAAGCGCCTTCCTTCTTGAGTTTTGCAATCCAACCTCGTTTCTCCTTGTTCAGAGGACGTTCAACACCCAGTCCCATCTCCGCCATCGTGACCAGTTTGTCTATCTCAACCTTTACTTTTTTTATCTTAATCTGTTTCATATTCTATGTAATCTATGTCCTGTATGATCCGCCATTGTTCACCACGTGGCAGTGGCTTCCGTTGTGGGTAATCGTTCACATCTGATATCTCCCTGTACCTGTTAGCACAAGCGGGACCACAGAATGGCCTTATTATCCTCTTGTCATACTTGGTGTCGTGTAGGCTGTCATACCAGTACACAGCGTCCATGAATTGTTTCTTACACACGTAACAGGTGTGTAGTTTCTTAATCATTTCCCGGCAGTGATGTCATCTGTGGCATGCCTCCTGTGTTGACATAGCCGGCCTGCCTGTTGTTGAAGTCTGGCTCTTCGTCTGACAATAACAGTATGTCATTCTCGTCTATCATCCTCACCTCAAGTTCAACATCTTGTTTTTTCACTTTCAGTGCCCTGCTCCATCTTCCATGTGCGACCAACACCCATTGCCCAACTTTGACGTCTTCCTGTTGGTCACCTATGGCATATACTTTCGCCCAACGTGGGTGTATGCCTGCTTCTGTGCCGTCGTCATCTAGTATTATTATACCACCCTTGGATTTAGTGGCACCAAATTGCATGTCAGACACCAACACCCTTTTTTTCAACGGTGTTATGTCACTGTCCACGGTGTACTGCTTGCCACCGTGTGATCCAAAACCTTTTGCTTGTAAATCTTCTATCTGTTCCATGCCATTATTATAACATATTATTGCTTTTTTTCAAGTCTGAAAATACATTTTCCAGGAAATCCTCATAGACCTTGTAACGATCAGGATGGTAAGTGTGATCCACGCACTCCAGTGATTCCAGGTATTGTTTCAATTCCAGTGATTTCCCCACATCATCCGCGAAATCGAAATTGAAGATGTTGCTCCTGTCTTTGAGGAAATCCCAAACACCGTTGCTGACAACCGTGAACACATCGGCCGGCTTGGTTCTTTGTGTTTCTCCACAAAAGTCTACAATGGATTTATTGCTGTTGAAGTTGTTGCTAATGAATCCCGTCGTGATGTGGTGTCTGTGACCGGACAATATCTGTTGTATTTCTTTGTGTTGTCTTTTCAGGATATCACCGAAGTAGTCATGTGTTTTACTGAAGTCGCCCGGACTTGCACTCTTAAAATCTTTGTTCCTCCTGCCAACCTCTGTGAGCACAACTAGGAAAGTCACGTCAAGATTCATGCTCTTTAACATATCAATCTCGTTACGCAGAGTGTCGATCATCTGGCTGTTGCCCATGCCCCTGGACGCCCGGTTGATCAAAAAGTAGTCCGGATAGTCGTTGTGGAATACTTGATGGAACAGGTGCGTGTCTAACCAACTGTCCGAGATCGAGTAGAATAACTTCGAGGGTTTGTGATCAGAATCAGAGAACCAACCCCATGGGTACTTGTTTTCATCGCGTCTAAGCGTACTCCAGTGATAGGTCTCACTGAGTTTCTTATGAGATGACATAAGATTCTATTCTAAACCATCAAGTGCGGCGTCTATGCCTTTTTTAGAAACTGGTTGAGACTTTGCCTTGAAAGTTTCAACTGTTGGTTCTGGTTTGGCTTCTACTTTTGTCTGTGGTGCCACTGTCTTCGTAGGTGCTGGTTTGGCCGCCACTGGTGTCATTTTCTGTACCGGTTTTGAAGGTGTCTCAATCTTGGGTGCTGGTATCGTCTTCGCCCTAACAGGTGTGTCATCCACCCTGCCTTTAGGTCGTTCGTAGTATTTTTTGATTACTGTTTCCTTTGGAGTCACTATCGCTCCACCTGGCCCTACAACATCACCCCTTGCGTTGACATTCATATTACCAACGGCCTGTACCGATTCGTTGGCGGCTCTAAGTTTCTCTATGTCCACCATTTTTCCTTGCATGGTTCTGTACATTCTTTTTCTTGTGGGTCTTGCTACCATTATTATATGCTCCTATATTGATTACTTATCATCTCAAAAACTCGGTGATGTCCAAATTGTACAACAGTGGATTTATTTTATGCACACCGATCAGGAACAGGCAGAAACTGGCCACACTGGACCCCCTGCCCACACCCCAGACTATGTTGTTTGCTCTCAGGGTATCCACGAAATATATCAGGAACTGCAACACACGTATGAAATCTTTCTTCTCGAATAGGTCATACTCCATTTGCACACGCATTTTCTCCACATCGTTTTGACATTTGTCCAACAGCCATTGTAGCACATTGATTTGATAGTATTTCTCAGGCATGTGCCAATTTTCGCAGTTCTTTTTGTCAAACTCTTTGACGCTTTCCCTTTCAGGTGTATTCGATAAGATGGGTAGGTCCAACCCCAGTTCTTTGAGTGCAGAGTTGTACTTTTCAGTGTCATCGAGGAAAAGTTCGCCGATGTCAAGTTCTGGATTGTTGTAGATCAGTTCTATTACATCTTCTTCTGAGAAGATTACATCACCATGATCATTTGTTCTTGTCTTTTCCGCCATCTAGCACCTTGGGGTTGAATTCAAATATTTTAGCATGTTCCTGGTGCTGTTTGTCAATGGTGATCTTCTGGTTGTTCCAACTGAAGTGTCCTGTGTATATGCCTTTGTCAAGTTCTTCGTCATAAGTCGCTGTGTCTGGTCTCAGCCACCATGGGTCAAAATTGCTGTATTTGTCAGAGAACCAATCGGGCCTATCTAACAGTATAAGCTCTTTGCTGTCTTTGTCAACCGTGTAGGTAATACCATCTCCCTGCCACGAACTCAAAGATATCTCATTGATCGTGATGTTGCTCTCCAACACACTGTTGGCCTTGCAATAACACACAGAGGCCATTATCTGGTCATATGGCGGTCTTGGTAACTCGATGAACCTATTGGTTGAATTTTCCTTGAGCACAGAGTACAGTTTTTCTTCTCTCCACGTGGTGATGGTGTTTGCGAAAACCTGTTCAAACAGGTTTTTCAATCTTTCGAAATATGATGTCTGTTGTTTCAGGTCAGCGGTGTGTGGAGTCAAAGATAACTTCACTGAATATTCATTTGGGAAAAGTTCTCCGTCTACTATGATTATTGATTTGAATTTAGTTTTCCAACTGAACGTGTTTGACATCAAAACTATTTACTAGTCGATGTTTATGAGGTCTCCGATATCTGGTTCGTTGCGGAGTTTCTTGTTGTTCTTGTGCCACTCCTCGATCCGTCTTTGTCTGATGGCATCCTGATATGTCTTCAAGGCCATCTGTAAGTTAGCCAGCATCTCTGGATTGCGTCCACGCCTGGCTATGGCCACCTTCCTTGATAGTTCTTTTATACGCTTGGAGATGTCCTCCTCACTCATGTTGCCTATCTCTTCTTGTAATGGATGGAAATACATCACTACCTCCTATTAGATGTAGTTGTTGCCTAACTGGTGCATCAGTATCGTGTTGCCTGCATCTGGACTCATGAACTCATATAGGTATCTGCCCGAAGTTGGAACAGTAATGGTGTCTGAACTGCCATCTCCTCCTGAAACATTTCCTGCGACCAGCACAGCACTTGGTATGGTGATTGTGTGACCAGTTGAAACAACGTTTACATCCAGTATCATTCTGCCAAGTTTGCCTGTGGCAGGTAAATTCAAGAATTCTAGGGTTACAGATCCTGTGGTTGTGAGTGTCTGGTAATGTCCATTCTCATGGTCCAGGCTTATTGTACCACTGGCCGATCCGTGTGCGTAGACCGTTTCTGAATTGTCTTTGAGTTCAGCGTCACTGACTACGTTGCCAGAGAAGTCATTGGAAGCGTTGAGGTTTGCCTTGTTGCTCTGTAACGCCTCTATCTCTGTTTTCGCTTCTGTGAAGTTGTTCTTGGTCGCTGTGAAGTTGTCCCGTAGGCCCTGTGAACTGTTGTCTTGTCCTGCTACAGGGTACGTGCCGTCTATGTTACCTGGTACTATGTTACTTGCCATTATGTTATGTCCCTAAATCTAAGGTATTTATCGTTGCTTCTGGTCACGGTTATAACATCTCCGTTGGCAGGCACAGAAGCCACGTTGAACACTATGGTTGTTTTGAGACTTCCAGTGTCGTGTGTGAGATGGTAATCAAGTCCACCGTCATCATCGCGTGTCTGCACAGTCGAACCTACTTTTACCAAGATGTCTTCCTCGTGTACGATTTCGTTCAGTTGGAAGGTCAGCGTAGAACCATCACCGGTGAACGTTTCTGGAGACACGATGCTGTTGCTGACGATGTATCTGTCTATGATGAAATCTATTTTCTTGAAATCGAGATTTAGATCTTCTATCCTCTTCTTGAGTTTTGCGGAAGTTCCGGGTTTACAATACAGGATTGGAACTGCTTTCACGTAACCCAAAGGTCCTTTTTGCCCAACCTGTTGCGTCTGCATCCAGAGAGGCAGGTAAGTCCATTCATCGTGACCCAACGCCTTGATCCTGTCCCTCATGTTTTCAACTGCGTTTGGACGCATGGTGGTGTTGCCGGTTTCCACCCCATCATTGTTGACGAATGGATCTATCATGTCGATGTAGACGACCTCATACAGCACCGTGCCGTTCTGCTTGGCCACTGCTGTCTTGATATCACCGAACCACAAAGTTATCGGTGCATGATTTTGTTCCATCTGTTCTTGCAGTGCGGTCAGCGTCTGTGCTTCTATGCCGGCCATCATTAGCATTTCTGCCTTCAACTTCATGCCAAAATTAGCATCCTCAGGCCGATAGATTTCTTCGGGAGAATTTATGTTTGGATCTTGGGCCATGTTGTAGAAGATATTTTGATCAATGAATGATGTTGCATGTCCTCTCAGGCTTCCGTATTGTATAGATGTGTATGGTATGTTGATTGTGATTGTGAATTCTTTGGTTGCCGCGGCCGACTGGTATTGATCACTGACCGTTACAGTGAAAGAGAATGATCTGGTGGAATCTGTGAAATCTTTTGGATTGATAGTACCCACAATGTTTCCAAGTGGAGACAAGGTTATACCTGTTGGCAGTGCTCCTCCCGTTACCGCGTAAGATAGCACACGATTTGGCTCTTGTGACTCTGCTTGTATTGATAGGGTGCTTGGTATGTTAGCAGTCAACGTACCAACGTTGGTCGCCGTAGTGAATGTAACTCCTATGTCGATATCTCCTATGATTGTCAGCGTGAACACCTTGTCAGAGAAAACCTGTTGTCCTGTGTCCATTGTTCTTGTGGCCCTTATTGTGAAAGAATAATCTTTTGTGACTTCACTCTGTCTCGGCACAAGTCCGAACACTTCTCCGGAGTTGGGGTCAACTGCCATTCCAGGTGGTAATGCACCACCCTGTAGGCTGTACACAAGGTCATTGCCCGTGGAGTCTGCGTCATCAACGTCGATCTTGATCACATGATTGTTGTCATGCCTGAAGGTTCCTAGGTCCCTGTCAGTGGTGAACACAGGTCTCCTCTGCGATGTGTGATCCATCGTGATTGGAAATCCATTGATCTCGGTCATGTCTATTGTGATGTTCGGATTGTTCACGTTCCAGTATGCCGCGGAGTAAACGAATATTGAATTCTCCTGGGTGGTCACAGATGTTCCTTCGCTAACCCTTACTGTTATCGGAAAGGTCATCGCTATTTGTCTTGTGGAATCTTCAAAGTAATCATCGGTCAATTTACAGGTGCCTGAAAGTAGTCCCGAACTGCTCAAAGTCAGACCTGGTGGTAATATTCCTGAAATTATTTCGAAGTTTATTTCACCACCTATCCTTTTGTCCACATCCGTGGCTTGGAATTGGAAGTTCACGTGTTCGCCATCCAAAACCCAGTAGAGTCCAACACGTGTAGAGTCATCCAGTTGCAGTTGTCCTGATGCTGTTGTAAAAGTAGGTGCATCCTGTCCCTCGATGTCTATGGAGAAAGTCCTGTCAGTGACTGCGGATCCGGCCGTGGCTCGCACGACGAAGGTGTAAAGAGTTCTTTTGGCAACCTCGGCCGGAGTACCTGTTAGTAAGCCTGTGGATGTAACCCGCATTCCTGAGGGCAGGCTTCCTGCTATAACAGAGTAAGTTATGGCCGTAGAGTCGCTGGTGTTCGCTTCCAATTGAAGCGAATAAGAACTGTCTTCAGCAAATGTCGCCAGTTTGCCTGCCGTGGTAGTCCACACAGGTGTTGCCATAAAATACTCCTTACACTGCTATTTATTGGCTCTGGTCCAGTGTTCGATGTGCTGTTTTATGTTCTCTCTTTCGATTGGATCACGCTCGTTGCGTAGTTTTTCCCGCAGTCGTGCTATTTCAGATTGTGCAGATCTAGGCCTGCGCCTATGGTCATTTCTTTTCATTGTTTTCTGTGTTATACGTCTATTGCTGTTCTCTGGAACTTGAACACACAAGAGTCGTCAGATATGTTTGTTCCAAGAAGTCTTACATCACTGCCACTCACATCCACAGTGAGATCAGCCAGTGTGGGCGCACCTGCATAGTTTGATGTCGAACCATATGATGATATGTAGGCGGTCGTTCCATCGTGTATCACGTTGGCTTCAACAAATTCAAATCTGCTGTTTGTTGTGTCAGTGATTGATATAAAATATTTGGCACTTCTATATGTGGCAAGTGGAAAAGTGTTCAGTACAGATGTTGCTGAACTGGCCACTGTCGTGGTGGCGTCCGCTATGTCGCTGTGATTCAATGTTGCACCAGCCGTGGCGAATCCCAGGTTTCCTGCACCGTCCGTCTTGATGAACTGCCCTGTGGAACCATCGGAAGTTGGGAAAGAGAATCCACTGATCGTTACAGTGCCTGTTCCATTGCCCGAAAGTTCAAGATTGGCGTTTGATGCGTTTGTAGAAATGGTGTTGTCTGTTATTGTAACTCCGTCTATCACTGCGGAAGTGTTTGCTGTGATCGTGGTGAAAGTGCCTGCCACAGCAGTGGTACCACCTATCACTGTGTTGTCTATCGTGCCGCCGTCTATGTTGGCCTTTGTGATCTTGACAGATCCAGTGCCTGAAGCATTTAACACAAGGTCTGAGTTGGACACTGTGGTCTTGATCTCGTTGTCCTTGATGTTGATGTTTGAGTCAACTGTGATCTCTGGTGCGGTTACTATACCGCTACCACTGGGAGATAATTCTAAATCGGCATTCGTGGCATTGGTGGATATGGTGTTGTCTTTTATCGATATAGAACCTATGGTAACAGAGCCTGTCCCACTAGGAATAATGTTGATGTCATCATTTGATCGCACCGCTTCGATGTTGTTGTCATTGATCCTGATGCCCGGAAATAATATTGAACCCGTGCCAGATGGTGCGAACACCAGATCATCGTTAGATCTATTGGCCCTGATCTCGTTTCCGCTGATTGTTATGTCTTCGTTGAACAACGGAGATGCATATATCTCATCAAAGTTGTCATTGACCTTGTCCATTGCCACACGCAATAGATCACCTGTTCCGTCATTCGCCGTAGATCCAATGTTCAAAGTCTGTTGTGCCATTATGCTTCTATCACCCTCCTGACCACTGTCACTGTGTGGTCGTTAGTGTTATTTATTGTGCCCCTCAATCTCAAATTTCCTGCGTTTATGTCCGCGGACACTGTGATCAAGTCTATGTTGTTGCCCACGTTGCCGAACGTTGAGGTGTATGCAGTCGAACCGTCGTGCACCACGTTCACCTCGAAGCACTCGTAGTTTCCACCCGCCGTGTCCACCACCTGCACGTTGTATTTGGCACCTCTGTATGTTGTGGCACTCACAGTATCCAGTGTGGCCGTGGCTGTTGCTGTACCAGATGGTTTGGCCATGTTCACTCTGTAAGCGTTCACTGTTGTTGAACCACCTGACGTTGATGTTGCCGACACAGTAACAGTGCTTGAACCATCGTGTGCCGCTGACAGCGTTATCTGGTCAGTGCCCTTGGTACTGGTCTGTGCGTATTGTGTTATGAATGCGTTAGAACCATCAGTGACAACAGCGGCTTCACATATGGATGCCGCACCCTCAGTGGCGTTGTAGCCTACCACAATGTAATGTGCCCCTTGGTAACTTCCAGAGTCGAAGGTGTCAATATCAGTTGTGGCACTCGAAACTGTGACATTTCCTATAACGTTCACGTTGGTTCCTGATCTGTCCGCTTCGTTGTCTGCAAGTAAAATTCTGTATGCGTGTACCCTAAGGTTTGTCTCCAACCCACTGGCACTCAGTTCGACATTGGCTCCGTTGATCGCCGCCGTCAGTGTCAACAGGTCATTGTTGCCTGTGTTGACGATGCCGTAAGATGATATGAATGCGTTTGTTCCGTCATGCACGACCACTGCCTCTATGTTCATCAGTTCCGTCTTTGAGTCATTGTTGACTGAAATGTAGTATTTGGCACCCCTGTAATTGGCATGTGCCCATGAGTCGATGACCTCTGAAGCGGAATCAACGTCGGTGTTTATCACAACGGCGGCCTCCTGTTCTCCTGTGTAGCCTGTGGAGTCATCATCTCCCAAGCCGATCCTGTAGTAGGTCATGGAGTTGAAGGACGAACTGCCGGTTCCTAGCAATCTCACGTTTCCGCTGTTCACATCTGCATCTGCCACTATGTGGTTGTTGGTTCCTGTCTGAGCACTCGCCGAACTTATTATGAATGCGTTGGTATTGTTGTGCACCACAGAATGCTTGACCACCTCGAATTCTGAACTGTTCTCGTCCTTGTTCACG